CCTCTGGACGAACGACGAGACCGCGGACACGGCCAGCACGTCGCCGGCGGCGACCGGGCCCATGTATCTCGGCCGCGAGGTGTTCACCCGCATGCCAAATCGCGTGCTCCAGGCGCAGGAGAAGCAGGACGTCGCCGTTCTGACCCTCGACTCGACTACGGGACCGCGCCAGTCGGAGGCCCAGTCGCGCACCCCGGCGCGCGCGCGCGAGCTCGACATGCCGGCCTTCGACCTGTTCGCCGCCTACGAGCTGCGCCAGTTCCTGTACCGGGTCGCCGGCCGGCAGCGCGGATTCTGGTTGCCCTCCTGGCTTCGCAACTTCGTCATCACCGCCGGCGCCTCGATCGGTGTGAGCACGGTCCAGGTCGCCGAGTGCGGCTATGCGACCACGCTGTTCCCCTCGGGGCTCGCGCGCCGCTACGTGGGCTTTCTCGGCGCCGCCGGCGCCATCCAGGTGCGGAAGATCACCGATGCCACCACGGATGGCGTCACCGAGACGCTGACGCTCGACGTGCCGCTGTCGGTCGCCGTGACGACCCAGACTCTGGCGATGTTCATGCGCTACATGCGCCTGGACGACGACGAGGTGTCCTTCGAGTGGGACGGCGGCATCTGCTTCGTGAAGCTGCCGGTGCGTGACCTGAGCGAGGAGATCGCGATCGTCGAAGATCTGGCCTCCTCGCTGACCTCGACCCTCGAGAGTGTGGCATGAGCCTCGACGCCCTCGAATCCAGCGTCGACAGCGCCAGCCCGCGCGAGCTCTTCCTGTTCATGCAGGGGGCGTCCTCATGGGCGTTGTCCGGAGCCGACGAAGACGTCGCGTATGCGGGCCGCCTCTTCACGCGCGAGACGATTGTGCGCGGGGCGATCGACCACTCGAAGGAGGAGAGCGGCGGCAACATCGAGATCCGGATCGCGGCCTCCAACCCGGTCGCCGCCCAGTTCGTCGGCGTGCCGGTGGCGCTGCCCGTCTACCTGACCGTGTACCGCGTGCACCGCACCGGTAGCGCCGCGGTCATGTTCGTCGGCCGGGTGATCCAGGCGTCGCTCGATGGTCCCGAAGCGACGCTCGAGTGCGCGCCACTTTCGGGGGCGCTGTCGCGACAGATCCCGTCGCTCACCTACCAGCGCGAATGCAACTGGTCGCTCTACGGCGCCGGGTGCCAGGTGAACCGCGAGGCCTTCAAGGTGACGGCAGTCGTCGACGCCGTGGGCGGCCTGATGCTTTCGGCCGCCGCCTTCGCGGGAAAGCCGGACGATTGGTTCCGGTATGGCTATGTCGAGCTGGCAGGCGGGATCTATGCGGGCGACCGCCGCGCCGTGATGGCGCACACGGGCTCCACCCTGACGCTCAACGCGCCGTTTCGGAACGTCTCGGTCGGCGATCTCGTCTACGCGTTCGCCGGCTGCGACAAGCTCGAGACCACCTGCGCGAGCAAGTTCTCGAATCTGGTCCATCACCTGGGTTTCTCGCGGATCCCGGACCGCAATCCTCACGACGGGAGGATGGGCTGATGTTCTGGCTCGCTCTCGGCGTCTTCCTGTTCTCGACCGCGCTCAGCTACCTGACGCGGCCGAAGAACCGTTCGAGGGTGTTCGCGATCCCGCCCAAGCCCGGCGAGTTCCAGCGGCCGACGGCCGAGGAAGGGCGGACGATCCCCTATCTGGCTGGCACGGTGATCATCGCGGACCCGAACGTCCTCTGGGATGGCGATTACTCGACCACCGCCTTCAACGATGCGGACGGCAACTTCCGTGGCTACAAGTACTTCCTCGGCGCCCAGTACGGGATCTGCCTCGGCCCGATCGACGCCGTCCTCGACGTCCGGTTCGACGACAAGATCCTCACGAGTGGTATCAGCGGTATCGGCCCCGGGCTGGCGCTGAAGGTGAATGCGGCCACGGTAGCGCTGACCTCCGGGAGCTACGCGACTGCGGGCGCGCTGGCCAAGCGCGTGACCCAGGACATCGCGCCCACGGATCCGACCACGAAGGTGTTCTACGGATTCGAGATCGTGGCGGGGCAGAACGACACGCTGCACTTCGCGGCGTCGGCCGACACAGTCGTTGGTCCGCAGTCGTACGCCGGCACCATCACGCTGCCAGCTGGTCCTCGCGCGACCGGGACGGCGATGGCGACGCTCATCGGCAACACGATCTGGCCCGGGAGCGCGGACACGCTGGTGTGCCACTACGACGAAGGCACGAACAAGTTCACCTTCAAGTCGCCGACGGGGCCGGGGATCACGAGCGGGAGCGGGCACCTCACCATTTACGGAGATTCGAAGGTCCTTGGCGCGCTGGGATTCCCGGTCGGAGCAGACATCGTGCTCGCCGGGAGTGCGACGCTCGATGCTTCGTGGACCACGTTCGCGCGTCGGTTCTTCTTCTCGATCGGTGCCGGGACCACGATCTACTGGACCGACTCCGCTACCAACTCCCACGGGCTGTTCGGAGTCGATCTGGCTGCGCCCGACTCCACGGTCTCCCGCGCCGGCGACTTCGACCGGTTCATCACCGACGCCCTGCTGTCGATCCTTCCCGGCGCCGACAGCACGCGCATCTCGGTGAACGCCCCCACGCTATTCGGCGGCGAGCTCGATGAAGGCGGCGTGGTGGGTGACATCGACATTTTCCATGGAACGGAGTCCCAGCTCGAGAGCGACTACCTGGCGACCACGTGGGGCGCCACACCGCCGGCGTTCCGCGGGCTCTGCTATGCCGTGGTCCGAAAGCTCTACCAGGGCAACTCGCCCTATATGAAGCGCATCGCGTTCGCGGTCGAGCGCTGCCCGAACACCTTGGGCATGACGGGGAGCAAGCATCGGATCCCGGTGCCGGGCGCCAATGGCGACGACTCCAATCCGGCCTGCCTCCTCCACGAGCTGCTGACCGATGCCTTGTTCGGGATGGGGATCCCCGACGACGCCATCGACCTCGACTCCTTCCGCGCGGCGGGCGAGACGCTCCACGCCGAGGGGTTGGGCATGAGCCTGTCCGTGCCCGACACCGCAACGGCGCTCGATCTGATCCAGGAGATCATGCGCCACGTCGACGGGGTGCTCTTCACCGATCCCGAGACCGGCCGGCAGATGCTGAACCTGATTCGCGACGACGTCGCCCCGGCCGACATGCCGGTTATCGATCAGACGAGTGCGAAATGGGTGCGCCTGGTGCGTATGGCCCAGGAGCAGGTCACGAACGTGGTCAAGGTGTCCTACACCGATCGCGCTCGAGCGTTCACGCAGCGCATCTCCCAGATCCAGAACCTCGCCCAAGTGCAGCTGCTGGGCCGCGGCGAGACGGACACCGTCGACTTTTCGGCGCTCACGAGCGATGCGAATGCCCGCATCCAGGGCGAGCGCTACCTGCGCAGCGTGTCGTACCCGCTCGCGCGGCTCGAGATCACCGCCGATCGCTCGTCATGGCGGCTGCGGCCCGGACAGGCGTTCGTCCTCAACTGGGCGCCGCTCGGGATCGCGGGAATGGCGTGCAGGGTGACACGGATTCGCACGGGGGAAATCCGCGACGGCGCCGTCGGGATCGAGGCGGTCGAGGACGTCTACAACCTGGCGAACGCGACGTTCGCGGCTTTCGAATGAAAGGGGGGGCATGATGCCTCCGACAACTGGCGCGCACCACGGGACAAAGTACAAGTGGAGTTCCGGACAGGATGGCTGGGGCGATGATCTGTCCGATTCCCTGCTGAGGTTGGACACGCTGCTCACCCGCTCGGTGAAGACGCGTGGGAGCAACACACCGCCCGGCTCGCCGTCGCCTGGCGATCGCCACATCGTCGGCACCGCAGGGGCATCAGGCTGGTCGGGGATGTCGAACGCCCTCGTCGTGTTCGACGGGGCCACGTCGACCTGGAAGGCCTTCACGCCCGAGGAGGGCTGGGACTGCTTCGTCGCGGCCGAGAGCGTGTGGGTCGAGTACGGCAACGGCGCCTGGTGGGAGCTGACCGAGATCAACGCGGCCAAGTTCTCATCGGTCGCGGCCGCGTTCGCCGCGGTGCCGGTCGGCGGCGCGATCTTCTTCCCGCCGGGCATCTGGAGCGTGCCGTCCGCGATCACGCTGCAGACGAACAGCGTGAAGGTGCGTGGCATCCGCGATCGCTCGATCCTGCAGGCCACGACGAATCCGACGTTCCACATGCTCACGGTGAACGCGATCGGGTTCGAGATGCACAACATCCAGATGGAGGGCGGCTATAGCGCACCAACGTCGGCTGCGTGGGATGTTCTGCGGCTGCTTTCGGTGGGCGGTCACGGCTGCTCGGACGCCATCATCCGGCGCTGCAATCTCCGCAATGCGGCGCGGCACAATCTCTACATCAGCGACATCTACGAGACCTATTTCTACAACTGCGTGTTCGAGCAGGGCCACAACAACGCGGCGACCGGCGAGAACCATTACGGGACGTTCATCGAGTTCGCGGGCGGGATCGTCAACAACACGCATGTCGAGTTCCACTCGTGCGGGTTCCACAACAACGACGGCGGTGGCTGCTACCTGAAGCAGGGCACGTCCATCGATTTCGATCATTGCCGCTTCGAGACGAACCGCGGCGGCACCACGAGCGGCGAGGCGAATGGGCTCCGCGTCGGATCGACCACGGCCGTGCGCGTCGACAAATGCCACTTCGAGGTGAGTCCGGCCCTGCCGCCGGCGTCGCGGCCGGAATCCTATCTTCGCGCCGACGTCGGCGTGGGGATGTCGGTGACGCGGAACACGTTCTATGGCTCGGCAACCGCCGGCATCCAGCCGACGTATGCGGCGCTGCTCGGCAACTGCCCCGGCTCGTATGTGGCGCACAACCGGTGCACGTCGATGAACACGGCCGGGATCCAGGCCGACATCTCGGGCGGGACGTTCATCGCGGGGATCGCGGACTCGACGAGCCTCGACGTGCTCGCGTCGAAGGACTGCACCTATATCGGATCGAACGGCGCGAGTCAGACGACCGGGATGAAGTTGCCGCGCTTCAACGGCGGACTCCCGACCGCAGCGCTGAAATACCAGGGCGACATCCTCTACGACTACTCGGACGACAAGGCGAAGATCTGTCGCTGGAACGGCGCGGCCTATGAGTGGAAGGCGCTGTGGTAAGCGCCGAACTACGCGTCACCGCGGTCTCAGGGCTCGCGACCTGCCTCGTGTGCTCGTGCCTCATCTCGTGGCGCCTCGCCTGGCAGGACCTCGAGCAGGTCTCGCAGTTGCTGTGCCCGATCTGTCGCGGCAGCTGCGACGTCCACGTGCATACCACGGTCAGCATCGTCGACGTGATCGAGACGTGCGGGTGATGGATGGAGGAGCCTCGACGCGTTCCGCCGCCCTGGAACCATCCGAACGGGCTCATCGACCTGACGCTCGATTCGGCGATTCGCAGGCACATTGTGCGGGTGCTCGAATACACGGATGGCCAGAAGGACTGGGCGGCCGAGGAGATGGGGATCTCGCCGTCGACGCTCTACCGCGAGCTCAAGCGCTGGGATCAGGGACGGCCGAAGAACGTGCACCGCCGGGAAGGCCTCGAGCTGATGGCCCAGGGAGGGAGCTGATGGATCAGGAGCAGGTCATCGATGCCGCCATCACCGACGTGCTCGCGCGCGAGGGCGGCAGCAACAAGGGGGACTCGGCTGATCGCGGCGGCCCGACGAACAGCGGGATCACGATCGCGACGCTGCGGGCCTTCCTCGGCCGGGAGGCCACCCTCGACGAGCTGTGGGCACTCGACGAGCCGGCGAAGCGGCGGATCTACCGGTGGTTCATCCACCAGGCTGGGATCGAGGCGATCGCCGACCCGCGGGTGCTCTCGCTGATGATCGACTGCGCCGTGCTCCACGGGCCCGGCCACGCCCGCCAGATGCTGCAGCGGGCGCTGGGCGTGCCTGACGACGGCGACATCGGGCCGAAGACCCTCGCGGCGCTGGCCGCGGCGGATCCGGCGAGACTGTGGGACCTGGTGCTGGCCGAGCGGGCGATGTTCATCGCCGGCGCGATCGCGCACCAGCTCGAGGACCGGAACGGGAACGGGATCCCTGACGGAGTGGAATATGCGCGGGGCTGGGTGCGCCGCGGCGTGGCGGACTTTCTACGCGGGAGGGCAGCATGAGCAGCTGGAAGGATCTGGTGCGGAGCGTGGCGCCGGCGCTCGCGACGGCCCTCGGTGGGCCGGTCGCCGGCATCGCGGTCAAGGAGCTCGGCGTGAAGCTCCTGGGCAAGGAGGATGCGAGCGAGTCGGAGATCGCGGCCGCCGTGGCGTCGGGCGGCTCCGACGTGCTGATCAAACTCAAGGAGCTCGACCAGCAGTTCGCAACGCGCATGACCGAGCTCGGCATCGACCTCGAGAAGATCGCCGCCGCGGACCGCTCCGACGCTCGCGCCCGCGAGGTCGCGCGCAAGGACCTGGTGCCGTCGGTGCTGGCCTATGGCGTGATCGCCGCGTTCATCGTGCTCGACTTCATGCTGATCAGCCGGCCGATCCCGGAGAGCAATCGGGACGCCTTCAACCTGATCCTCGGGGCCATGAATGGCTCGGTGATCACCATCCTGACCTACTACTTCGGCTCGAGCCGCGGCAGCGCGGCGAAGGATGAGGTCATCGGCCAGGCGATCAGCGGTAAGGGGAACTGAAAGCGATGAAGGAGCTCGTCGGCGGGCTGGTCGAGGAGGCGCGACGCGCCCCTTTCACCGTGGTGGCGGTGCTGGGTCTCTGGGCGTACACGCTCCTGTACGTGATTCCGAGCGTGATCGAGGCTCGTGCCGCCGCGAATACGGTCCAGACGATCCAGGAGCAGCTCGCCGCCGTCACCGAGCACTTGACCGCGATCGAGATCCGGCTCGCGAAGGACCACCTGGTCGATCTCGAGGGACAGATCGACGACGCCAAGCGCGACGAGGACAAATACACGGAACGTACTGGCGAGGATCCGCCCGCTGTGCTATCAGAGCGTCTGTATCGGCTTCAGAGCGAGCGGTCGATCGCGCAGCAGGAGCTCGATGCCCTGCTCTCGGCGGCGACTCGCCAGAGGCAGCGTTGGCTGGACACCGTACGCCCCCGAGGTTCGCAGTAGCGGGGCGAACGGAAGGCGCAGGGAGCGCGCCCGGGAGTTGTACCAGGGATGCGTCGAGTCCCGCGGAGGTGGAGCACCTCCTACGTGCGCTGGATCCGGAGCTATGGAATCGACCGCCTCATCGATCAGTTCAAGCGTTCCGATCTCCCAATCACCAAGATGGCGGTCTACAACTGGATCGCAGGAACGCGCTCTCCCCGCGACGTTCATAAGAGGGCGATCGTCCGCATCAGCCGCGGACGGGTCTCGCTCGAGCAGATTCTTCGACAACGGGATCTCGCGCGATCGATCAGCGCATCTTCAGCTGGTCGTAGAGATACTCTCCCAGCTCCTTCTCCGTGTAATAATCCTTGAACACGATCCGTCCGTACGCGTTGAGGGAACATGCCATGGCGATCGCTCTCGCCGTGCCCATCTTCTCGTCGTAGGACATAGAGTAGAAGGAGCGTCCCACTGTCACGTCGAGGTGGTCGGCATCGCCCTGGACCTTGCTGATGTAGCCGTCGTCGAGCAGCTGCCGATAGGCTTTACGGACCTGCCGCGCCGTTTGCGGATCTAGAGAGCTCGCATACGTCAGCCCTGGGGAAGGGCTGGGCGAAGGGCTCGGAGACTCAACACTCACAGATGTGGGCGATCGCTTCGAAGAGGCGACAATCGCCGCCCCGATGGCGACCACCAAGAGCACCATAAGCACGATAATTGCGGGCTTATTACCGCTATCCCATCGATCTCTCATCGCGGCCTCCTCAAGCGATCAGTCGCGGCCGCCTCTTCGAGAACGTCTTTGAACCGCATGAACGCATGCTGCGGTCACGCGAGCGGGGTGCCACACGAAGCACAGAATCGAGCCCCGGCCTCGGGTAGTCGTGCGCCGCACTTACCGCAGGTTTCGATTGGGCGGCGAACCACCTGCTGGGGCTCCGCGGTGACGCGCTGGATTGCTGTGGCCGCCCAGATGAGAGCGACAATCCATCCGATGACCGTCCATCCGAGGAAGATGTTGAGCACGCCGATCGCCGCTTGCTGAGGATGGCGCCGATGGTTAGCCAACATCCATGGAAACGTATAGAGCAGGATCGTCGTAACTACGATCGCGAAAGAGGACATCAGACTGCGCCTCCACGCTCCGGCTCTGCCGTTGTGCGCGCCCCGCAACCTGGGCAGAACTGAGCATTCTCAGCGATCGATCGACCACAGCGCAGACAGATGCGGACCGGTTGCGCCGCGTTCTCGCGCGCCTGCGATTCGGTGAACGCCCAGATCAGGGCGGCGATCCATCCAATCGCAGTCCACCCAGTGAAGAGACAGGTCACCGCGATGGCGAGCCGGTTCTTGTGCCTGCGCTTGTAAGCGACGATCGCCGGTGCCATGTAGAGGGCTGGCACGACGATCGCCATGCCCACCAGCAAGATGATCCCCGCGACGCCACCGGCTGCGAGTTGTGCGGGGTTCAGTGAGCTGGAATCTGCTGCTGCAGCTGTGGCAACCAGAGCGTCGAGCATGGACGGCCCCCTCGTTGTTCATGGTTGGTCGACGGGATTATTATGCCACCCATGCTGAACACGGAGCTCACCAAACTCCGCAAGCGGGCCCCCGGCTCCCTCACCCTCCCCGATGTTGCCGCGTTTTTCGCCCGCCGGCGATACCCCCGAAGCAGCACCACGATCGGGGAGTTCGAACGCGGCCGGTTCAAGGATCCCGATGCCCGCTTCATCGCGCTGTATGCGGAGGCGATCGGTATGTCCGTCCGCGCAGTTGAGGACGCCCTGCGCAGAACTCAGAGAGCACGCGCGCGGGCCCTCTCCGGTGGTTAAAAAACCACCGTCCGGTGGCGAAAAAACCACTGGACACAATCGTGACAAACCGGCAACGTTGACGCCCGGGCCGCCAGTGTGACGGCGGCGCAGGAGAGCAGGACGCTACGCTCCCTGGTTGCAGAACCTCACGCCGGACTCCCCACTGGCGATCGTCGCGGAGCAATGGCTGGCCATGTACGTGAGCCTGGCACGGAACGCCAAGAACGCGGGGATGGCGGCTCAGCGCGCCCGCGACTTCCTGATCCCGAATCTCGGCGAGATCCCGATTGAAAGCCTCGGGCCCAACGACATCCGCGCCTATAGGCTGCAGCTCGAGGCCGGAGGCTCCGCGCCGCGCACAGTTCGCCACCTACTCACCGACCTGCGCTGCCTACTTCACTGGTCAGTCGAGGCGGGGCTGATCCTTCGCACGCCGTTCCCGCGCAGGATCATGCCGCGCATCCAGGAG